TAGGACGCGACCTCGAGGAAATCTTCGACCAGCGGGCTAAAGAATCCGAGATGGCTGAACGCTATGGCGTGTCCATAGAAAATATCAACACCGAATTTATTGAGGAGTCCGACAATGGACAAGATTAAGACGGGTGATTTAACAAGAATTTTTGAATTTGATCGTGCGGATCTTGATGAAGACGCAAGGACGGTGAGCTTATCGTTTAGTTCTGAAACTCCGGTCGAACGATGGTTTGGGGATGAAGTGCTTGTGCACAATCCCGAAAACATTCGGTTGGGCAGATTGAACGACGGTGCGCCATTGCTCTGGAACCATAATCTCGACGATCAGGTGGGCCGAGTTGAATCGGCAAACATCGAAAACAGACGCGGCAAGGCCGTCGTCAGGTTTTCAAAATCCCAGCGAGCGGAAGAGCTGTATCAAGACGTCAAAGACGGAATCGTCACAAATGTAAGTGTCGGTTATCGGATTCACGAAATGGAACAGGTCGAACAGGGTCGCGATATCTACATGGCGACGGATTGGGAGCCGCACGAAATATCAATGGTGAGTTCTGGAGCTGACATAACTGTCGGCATCGGACGTTCTAGCGAAGCCATTGGCGTACATCAAACACGGGTAATTACACCCATCCCTATAAAGGAACCAGAAAAAATGACTGACGAAATAAAAGTCGACGTTCAAGCCATTCGTGACGAAGAGCGTTCAAAGTATGAAGCGGAGCAGCAAGAGCGAATCCGCACGATCAACGACATGGCGAAAGACGCCCCCTATCTCAGAGAGCTTGCTGACAAAGCACTCGAAGAGAATCAACCTCTTGACGTTTTCCAACGCGCTGCGCTGGAAGCAACCAAGCAAGAGCTTAAAACCAAGCCGGTTCAAAATGATGATTTCATCAATAACCCGGTTCGAGTTGACCTAACCCCGAAAGAGCAAGAAAGCTATTCGTTCATCAGAGCGATCCAAGCCTCTGCTTCTAACGATTGGGCGGGCGCTGGCTTCGAGAAAGAAGTCTCCGACACCATCGCTCAAAGACAAGGCGTTAGCTCCGGCGGCTTCTATATCCCCACGGATATGGCATGGGGCCAACGTGATCTAACTGTTGGCACGAACTCCGCTGGCGGTTTCTTAGTTGGAACCGATCACATGGGTTCTGATTTCATCTCAGCTCTCAGAGCCAAGATGGTTTCTATGCAAGCTGGCGCTCGATTAATGTCTGGTTTAACCGGCAATATCGCTATTCCTAAAATCGCCACTGGTACGGCGGTTGGTTGGGTTGCGGAAGCGGCTGCACCGACTGAAGGCGCACCAGTATTCGCGCAAGTCTCACTGTCCGGTAAAGCGGTCGTTGGCTACGTTCAGATTTCAAGAAACCTTCTTGTTCAATCTGATCCTAGCGTCGACAGCATTATCAGAGAAGACATCACCAACGGCATCGCCGTCGCATTAGACGCGGCTGCTCTTGTTGGTGGAGGCACTAACGAGCCGACCGGTGCTCTAAGCACTTCTGGCATTGGAAGCGTGAGCTTCTCAAGTGCTGGTGCTCCGACTTGGGCCGAAATTGTAGAGATCGAGTCTGCGATTACCGCCGACAATGCTGAGACCGGAAACATGGCTTATGTCACCACTCCCGCACTAGCCGGAACTCTGAAGAGTACCGTCAAGGGTGGCGCTGGATCAGGTCGATTCATCTCTGAAAATGGTGAGGTCAACGGATTCCCCGTTTACAACACTAGCAGCATGACCGCTAACAACATCCTTTTGGGATCGTTCAGCGACTTGATTGTGGCTCAGTTTGGCGCGGTTGAGGTTATCACTCAACAAAACGCAACAACTGGTGTTCTTGATCTTGGTGTTCATCTCTTGTGTGACGTTGGTGTCCGAAGAGCTGAAGCGTTCGCGAAAGGCGCTTAATGCCAATTAAAACCACAGACGCTCCCGGGTTGGTCCCGGGGGCCGTCACGGGAGGATCTGGAAGAATGGCGAAAGTCAAAATGCTACGAAACTCGGTCGCCTCTGGAGTCGACGTGATGGAAGGCAAGGTTTACGAACTATCTGAAGAAGACGCTCGCACGTTGATTCAGATGGGTAAAGCCATCCCCTCGCCAAAAGGCAAAGTCGAGAATCGTGAGGCCGATAAAGAGACGAAGAAATCAACGAGGGCCAAGAAGTGAAAGTGAAACTATCGAAGGCCGCTGAGACTGGTGGGAAGAAATACAAGTCAGGCGATGTCGTAGATGTTAGTGACCAGGTCGGGCAGAAATTGCTTGATCGTGGACTTGGCAAACTCGATACCGGCAAGGCTAAGGAAGACTAAGTGTGGCGGGTTCTTTTCTCACTGATGATCTTGAGATGGTGTTGCAGACCAGTGACTTCGCGGTCGCTGCGACGTTTAGCGGTGCCACAATCAATATCATTTTTGATGAAGAGTATCTCGGCCAAGACGTTGGCGGCGCAGTAGAGGTTTCGGGCTCTAACCCAATTGCCTACTGTCGAAGCTCAGACGTCGCGGCAGCGGCTCAGGATTCGACCATCGTAATCGACTCGACCACCTATACCGTGATTGATGTAGAGAAGGACAACACGGGCATGACCCTGTTGAGGCTGCGTACATGAGTCACGCACGTCAACAAATCCGCGAGCGCGTTGCGACCGATGTGACGGGTTTAACCACGACAGCATCAAGGGTCTATCAATCGAGAATCTACAACCTCGAGAAGACCGATCTTCCTTGCCTCTTGGTGTACTCAAGAAACGAGGATTCAGAACGTGACACGCATAAAGGGACTAATGGACTTTCGAGAAATTTATCAATCGTTATTGAGGGCTATCAGAAAGGTGCGACCAATCTTGATGATTCTCTGGACACGATTGCTGAAGAGGTTGAAGCAGCTCTGGGAGCTAACGCAACGCTAAATGGACTGGTGAAAGACTTGTCGATTGCCAGTACGGATATTGAATATACGGGTGATGGGGAAACCCCCATCGGACTCGTTCGGATGACGTTCAACGTCAACTATCGAACGACTACGACGGCACCTGGCACAGCTATTTAACTAGGAGACAAAAATGGCTAATCACACAAGCGCAAGCGGAATCGTTAAGGTCGGAGGCACTGCCGTCGCCGAACTTAGGACGATGAGTTTTAGCGCAAATGCGGAAATCATCGATGCCACGTTAATCACGTCGACATCAAAAGTGAACAAGTCTGGAACCAAGTCATACACAGGTTCTTGCGAATGTTTCTGGGATGAGACTGACACAAGCGGGCAAGGCGCACTCGTTGAAGGTGCTACGGTCACGATGTTGAGTCTTTTTGAAGGAGACACGTCGGGAGATTATTCACTTTCTCTGAGTGCCATCGTGGACTCTTTAGAAATCAGTGCGGGTGTCGACGGGATGGTCGAGGCTTCTTTCAATTGGACGGGAACCGGGGACGTCACTCGAGGCACCGTGTAAGTGAGTATCTTAGATCAGGCGACCAAGCATTTTGAGGCGAAGCTCGGTGAAATGAAATCGGTCAAGGTTCCCGAGTGGGGAACGACCGTTTTCTATCGCCCGGTCACGCTGGATGAACAAGGCGTCATCTTCGGCCTTCAAAACGAGGGCAAAACAGCGGAAGCCGTTGCGATGACGATCATCCTTCGCGCTCGCAACGAAGACGGCTCGAAGATGTTCAGGAAGGCTGAGAAGTTCGAAATCATGCACAAGGTCGATCCCGACGTGATCACCAACATCATTAACGCGATGAGCGAAATTGATTTGGTAGATGAAGATGAGGAAGAACTCGCAAAAAACTCCGAAACGACAGCGACCTCCGGTTTGCACTCCATCTAGCGGAGATATTGCATAAAGACTTAGGTGAGGTGCTGTCGATGACGGTGTACGAGTTCAAATTATGGTCGGCACATTTTAGGTTGAAAGATGGCAAATAATGTTCGCATCCCAATAACCGCCACGGACAAGACTGCCGCCGCATTCAAGTCGGTGGGCCGTCGCATGGGATCGCTTACCGGAAAGATCGCGAAAATGGGCGCTGCCTTCGGTGTCGCTGGCGTTGGCGTGGGCGCTGCGCTTGTTAAGTCTTCGATGAATTCCATTGATCAACTCGGGAAGATGGCCGACAAGATCGGGACGTCGACCGAGGCGCTTGGCAGGATGCGTTATGCTGCCGAGCTGACCGGAGTGTCTCAACAGACCCTCGACATGGCAATGCAGCGCTTCACCCGCCGCCTGGCTGAAGCCTCAATTGGAACCGGGGAAGCTCGAGGCGCGTTGATGGAGCTGGGGCTATCAGCAAACCAAATGTTGAAACTCCCTCTCGACAAACAAATGGAAGTCCTAGCGGGAGCGATGGCAGGGGCCGGGACGCAAGCTGATCGCGTTCGACTTTCCATGAAATTATTTGATTCTGAGGGTGTTGCCCTTGTGAACACATTGAACGAAGGCGCGGGCGGTCTTCAGGAAATGGGCAAGGAAGCCGAGGCTTTGGGAATTCTCCTATCCCGGGCCGACGTCAAAGCCGTCGAACAAGCAAACGACGAACTCCAAAAATCATTTCTAATATTCCAGAACATCTTCAATCAAATCGCGGTCGACCTGGCGCCTTGGGTTACGGCCCTAGCAACGCGATTCAGGCAAGTCTCAATCGATGCCGGTGGCTTCGGAGACATTGGCCAAAAGGTCTTGAATGCGATCACCGCAGCAGTGACGTTCACCGTTGACGCTATGCACACGCTCCAGAAGATAGTCCTCGGCATGAAGATCGCGTGGGCTCATTTCGAAATCGCGGGTCTTGCCGCATTCAATGTTTTGATGTCGCCGATCTCGGTGTTGATGGAAGGCATTAACATGGTCAAGAAAGCTCTAGGCGAGCCGATTGATGAAATCCCTTGGAACACGGCGCTTTTCGAATCGGTCGCGAATCTTGAAACACTACAAGCCGAATATGAAGCGCTGACCAATGCAGCGCCAGCGGGTAATGCGATTGCGACATTCTTTGAAGAGATAAAGCTCGGTGCGCGGGAAGCAGCTGATGCAATCAATAATGTAAACGCTTCAAACCAAAACAACGGCAAAGAAATTAAAAAGCTCACCTTTTTAGAGCGTCAGAAGCTCAAGGGTGAAGAAGAAGCGGAAGCTTTTCGCAAGATGTCGGCTACCGAACAAACGGGCCACGTCATCGGTGAGATGTCGAGCCTATTTAAAAAGAATAAGGCTTTCAACATTGCGAACGCAGTGATGCAAACATACGCCGGAGCGACTAAAGCGTTGTCGGCGTACCCTCCCCCCATAGGATTCGCGATGGCGGCTGCCGTCGTTGCCTCGGGTATGCAAAATATTGCACAAATCAAGTCTCAAAGCTATGAGGGCGGCGGCTTCACAGGTCGCGGGGCTAGAGCGGGAGGAATCGACGGCAAGGGAGGTTTTCTCTCTGTGTTGCATCCGAATGAATCAATTACTGACCACACAAAAGGCGGTGGCGGCATAACCATCGTCAACAATATCGACGCGAAGAACGCTGACAGTTTTACCGAGATGCGAATACGGGCAGCGATTGAAGAGTCTTCACAGGCTACCGTCGCCAAAATCATCAACCTAAGTCGGCGGGGTCGTCTAGCATGACAACGTATAGCTTCCCAAACATTACCCCCTCAACGACGGAGTGGCAGATGGTGACAAACACCAAAACCTTTCGCTCTCCGCTAACGAATTCAGTTCAGACCGCGAGTCGAAAAGGATCACTCTGGCGAGTCTCGATGCGGTTCAATAACCTCGACGGTGATGACCGGGCAGTCATGCAAGCGTTTCTGGTTAAATTGAACGGCCAGCAACATCGATTCACCCTTGCTGATGATGCCTACACTCGACGAGGCAGCGGTGGAGGAACCCCCCTGGTCAACGGAGGGAGTCAAACCGGCTCTGCTATTGTCTTAGACGGCGCTTCAGCTTCTGTTACTAACTGGCTCCGAGCTGGGGACTATATGAGCTTTGGCGGGCAGCTCTTTATGTCGACCAGTGACGTCAATTCGGACGGTTCTGGCAACGTCACGGCGTACATCGCGCCCCCGATCCGCACGTCCCCGGCTGACAACTTAGCCGTTGATATCACTGCTCCGGTAACCGGCACGTTTATGCTCGCTAACAATCCAAGCTGGAACAATCAACCCGGCATCTTTTCGAGCTTCACCCTTGAGGCGGTCGAGGATGTTCTAGCGACATGAGCAGAAACCTCCCAACCAATACCGCAAACGCAATAGCCAGCCAGCACGTCGGTGAGGAAATCATATTCGTGAAAATTGAGTTTCCCGACTCAACGCTCTACGTTCATTCAACTCTTGGAACTTACACATGGGGTGGTCAAGACTGGCTCGGGGTAGGAAACCTCGGCGGTATTTCGTCAATCGAAGAGGCTGAAGATATCAGCTCCTACGCTGCGACCCTAACGCTATCAGGATTAGATTCAACGCTCTTGAATGAAGCACTGTCGCAAGATTATTTTATGAGACCGGTGACCATTTATTTCGGGGTGGCAAATGCAAACGACGTGTTAGTGGATACTCCGACTCAGATATGGGCGGGTTTTTGCGACAGTATGCAGCTCTCGGTGGGTGCCGATGGCGGTGACGTTATAAGATTGGTTTGCGAGTCTGAACTCGTCCAATTTGAACGATCAGCAAATCTAAGATATTCAGATAACGCTCAACAAAACGCGCATTCTGGTGACACGTTCTTTCAATTCCTCCCGGCAATCGCTGACAACCCCGCTATAAAATGGGCGAATGCTGATTCTGAAAATCTGGTTGGAAAAGGCGTTGTTCGCGACCCAACTGATATCCCGAATCTGCCGCCGGGAGTCCCCTACATTGGCTAACACCAGAAAACAGCAAACGCTAAAAGCTCTCAACAATTGGCAAAAACGCGCGTTTAACTATGGCGATGCGGATTGTTGTCAGTTCGCCGGTCACGTCATCAAGGAAATCACCGGGATCGATTACATGAAATCCTTTTCCTATTCGAGCGAAGAGGAAGCAAATAAGATCATCACCACACAAGGCGGGTTCGTGTCAGCGGTCACCGAATCTCTTGGAGAACCTTGCCCAACTGAAATTCTTCAAGATGGCGACCCGGTAATGGTTAATATATTACCCATTGGTCAGGTGATGGGCGTTCTTTTCGGTAAGCACGTGGTCTGTTTGGCTGAAAAAAGAATGATCCGAGTTCACGGTCGAAACATCACTCACGGCTGGGCGATCTAATGCCAAGCATTGTAACTGCTTTAGTCGTTATCGGCGATATTGTCACCTCGGCTGTTCTTGGATATTCGTTCAGCATAGGTGCTTCAATAGCAATAGGATCAGCGGTTGTTGTCGCCGGAGCCGCAGCCGTAGCGCACGGATTAGATCGCCTCATGGCGATAGATATGCCGGAGATGGACGGGTCTAGGGACATCACTACAAGAAGCAGTATCGAGCCCATCAAAATTATCTATGGCGAAGCGGTTGTCTCCGGGCCTGTAAGCTTTATCGGGGTTGCTGGAACCAATAACCAAGATTTATATCATTCGATCGCGTTAGCGGGCCATGAATGCGAGGCCATTCTCGACTGTTATTTAAATGCCGAAAAGATAACCGACGCGCAAATCAATTCCGGGGCCGCTGCCGGGGGTGCGGTTGGATCGGGTACGTTCGCGCCGGTCGGCTCAACGACGCCCGTGACCATTAATAAGCATCTAGGATCGACCACACAGGCGGCAGACACCGCTTTGCGTTCTGCCTTCCCTTCAACCTATGCGACTACGAATCAAGGAAAATCAATCGCATATTTGGTGAGTAAATTTTCTTTAACGGATGAGACTGAAGAGCTTTGGGATAAGTACGCCCCCTCGAATATAAAGGCGAGGGTTAAAGGTCGAAAAGTGTACGACCCTCGTTTAGAGGTCACAGACGGTGGAACCGCTGGGGCATCACCCACTAACAGCTCATATATCGCGTGGTCAGATAACCCCGCTCTCGCTGTTGCTGATTATTTATTAAATGACCATTTTGGTATGGGCTTCGCTTCCGCGAAGGTTGATTGGGCGTCTGTGATCGCGGCGGCTGATGGCTGCGACGTGTCTTGTTCAGTCCCGGGCAGCGCGACCGAAAAGAGATTTACCTGTAATGGGGTTTGCTACGGGACGGCATCTCACAAGGAAAACGTCGACCGAATCCTTTCATCAATGAACGGATCGCTCACATATTCAATGGGCGTGTTTTATGTGCAAGCTGGGATTTATACCGCTCCGACTGTGAGCCTCGATGAAGACGATCTGGCTGGCCCTGTGTCGGTAAATACGAGCTTCGAGAGAACGAATCGATTTAATACGGTTGTCGCCGCTTACGTTGATAAAGACCAACTTTATAAGGCCGTCGAAACCACGCCGACCACGATTACCTCGGCGCTCAACCGAGATAACGATGAAACGCTTAAACGAAATATTCGTTTACCGATGTCGAATACGAATTATCAGGCTCAACGAATATCGAACAAGCTGATTCAGCTTACCGATCAACAGAAAACCGTTTCCATGCCTTGCAATCTCAAAGGCATGAACGTCAAACCGGGTGATCGAGTCTCGGTGACCATTTCTGACTTGTCCTGGTCTTCCAAAGTTTTTCAAGTCATCGGGTGGGAATTCGCTGACACGGGTTCGGGCAGCGGCGTCAATTTAACTCTAAGAGAGGATGACTCATCTTCGTATGCCGACCCGATTGTTGGCGCTTATTCTACCGTTTCAGCCACGGGAGCAATCGCAGCCGGGTTCCCTGGCATAAGCGCACCGACTAACCTAACTGCTACGGCTGGGCTCAAATCTGTCGAACTGAACTGGACAAATCCAACTGATTCGCAGATGTTCAACGAGGTACAAGTCTATGCGTCTCCAGATTCCGCATGGTCAAACGCCGTGCAGATCGCAACGGGTCGATTCACCTCGTTCACCCACGACTCGAGCACTTCCGCTGACGCGATCACGACGGGGACTGAGCGATATTACTGGGTTCGAGCGGCTCGATACGCCGTCGGGACCTCGGCTCAAGCGATCTCCGACAGATTGCCTGATAATGACACGTCGACGGTTAATCAAACCGCCGGAGTAAATGACCCGAATTTCACAGATGTGGTCGACAACCTTCCGGCACAGGTCGCGACCGGGACGCTCACCCTCGAAGAAACGACGTCTCTTAGCAATGACGGAACCTTGATGACCGCCGTGAAGTGTTCGTGGGCAGCTCCCTCGACCACAACGTATGTACAGTCATATTCGTTAGAATGGAAGAAGACCAGTACCTATCAAATCGACTACGGCAGCGTCGCCAATGCCTACACATCGACAGAAGACTATGGCTCGGTCGCCACGGCAACCTCAATCGAATTGGATTATGGAAACGTCACCGACATCATTCCCGGTGCCAGCACCGACTATTCATCGATGCTCGTCTATGGCCGGGTGGCTACCGTAACGGGCCTTGATCCATTAGAAGAATATACGTTTAGGGTTCGCGCGATAACTCGAACCAACACGGTTTCGGATTATGTCACCGCTGAAATAATTTTACAGGGCGACCAGACGGCTCCCGGTGTACCGACCTCCATCACGGCGACCGGGGGCTTTCAACAAATCGAATTGAATTGGACAAATCCAAGCGCCGACGATCTTGATTATATTGAGATTTTCGAATCGGCAACGGATAACGTCGCAGCGTCCTCGAGTATCGCTCAAGTCAAATCTGACACATGGACTCGGACATCATTACCGAATAACGCCACTCGTTATTATTTTCTAAGGGCGGTGGATCGCTCCAATAATGCCTCGGGCTTTAGCGCCTCGGTCAATGCGACGACTGGTTACGTTGTGATGGACGATCTTTCGCAAAATATCAAGGATTCTTTTGCGACCGGAGACGCATTTGGGATCGAACCCGTCAGCACTCTCTCGGGTGTGACAGGTGATCACGTCGGGCAGATCAAGCTACTTACAACGACTGATACCTTATATGTCTGGACAGGCAGCGCGTGGAGTACTGACATATTCACCGCCTCAAACGTCGACCCCGGCTCCATTACAGCTGCTTCCTTCGCGAGTGGAGTAGAACCGGTTTCGGTTGTTTCAAGTTTGCCAACAGTCTCCGGGTATACCGGGCCTAACCTAGTTTTCCTGACTACCGATTCTAAACTTTATCGATTGGAAGGTTCCAGCTGGGTCACCAATGTCCCGACCTCAGACATCACCGGCACGTTAGATTATGACCGGTTTAGCTCAACGCTTAGACCGATGGAGGTTGTTGCCTCTCTGCCTTCGACCGGGCTCTATCAAGGCCGTGTGGTCTTGCTGACAACGAACAACAAGGTTTATCGATACACCGGGTCGGCATGGACTAGCGCTATATCTGCAACCGATCTCGATGATCAGCTCGACCTGGTCACTCAGGTAACGGGGGCGCTGCCAGTCGCAAATGCAAACGACGGTCTAAAAAACAGCCAGATCACGATCAACTCGGATGGCACTCTCTCCGGTGCTGGTACAGGAACGGCGACCCTCACAGGTATGGGCGCGGGGACTTTGGCTACATTGTCGACGATTACAGCAACGGAAATTTCAAACGACGCGATTGAGGCACCGGCCATAAAAGCCGGGGCGATTTTGACCGAAGCCATCGGAGCGGCCCAGATAATCGGTTCCAAAATCGCGGGCGGCACGATTACGGGTTCATTGATTCAGGCTAATAGTTTGAACGCTAACGACGTACTCGTCGCCGGGAGTTTAACAGCAACCCAAATTCAGGCTGGCGCTGTTGGCGTTGATGAGCTGGCAGCGAACTCGGTGAATTCTTCAAAGATCGTCGCGGGCAGTATCGTCGCATCGGACGTCAACGTCTCGTCATTGTTCGCAGATTCCGCCGTCATCGGAGCGATCCAAAGCGGGTCGATAACGACCAATGCGGTCGTGAGTGCCATCGGTGCATTTGAGTTTATTTCAAGCAGCAACATCGCAGCCGGGGCGATTACTTCGGCGAAGCTCAGTACATCTGAACTCTTGACTAATTCGGCACAGATTCAAGATGGTTTAATCACCTCAGCCAAAATCGACACGTTAAGCGCCAACAAAATATCTGGCGGCACGATCAGCACATCGCTTTTGTCGATTGACGGGGTTACCCTTAGTAATTCTGGGGGCAACCTGGTGGTAAGCACCGGAGGAGTCGGGACCACTCAAATCGCTGGGTCGGCTGTGACGGATTCTGAATATGTCGAAAGTGCGACCGTCGCGATCACGACCACCGGATCATGGCAAACAATATGCGAATTAAGCGTGACGATTGGAGTGGCTTGCGATGTCTTGTCGGAGTCGACGTGCTTTGTCCAGCAATCGACGAGCGGCACGGTTTATTCTGAGAGATACGCCGATTTTGATCTCAAGATCACCCGACAGAAAACCTCGGGGGATACGACTGAATATTCCAAGCAAGGCATCAATAACGCCTTTGTCCAGGGGATCTCAAGTCCATCGATGGTGCTCCAGGATACGAGCGCGTCATCGGCTGGCTATGTGTACACGTACAAGCTCCAAGCGAAGGCGAATAGTTTCTATCTCGCGAACACGCTCACGCTGCTAGCGCCCTCGTTACAGCTCACGGTGTTGAAGCGATGAACCTCGAATTCACCATATACCAAACTTCAACCGGGAAGATCGCGAAAGCTATTCAGTGCGATGAAGAAACGCTAAAGATCAATCTAGGTGATGGCGAATCTTATATCGAGGGTTTTTATCGGCCATCTGACTACGAGATCGTAGAAGGCGAACCGGTTCAGATCGTTATTGATCAAGACCAACAATCCAGAAACCTAAATCTAACTCGCAGAAACATGGAACTCGCTGGAACCGACTGGACTCAATTATCAGACGTCGCGCTAACGGATTCAGAAAAAGCAAAGTATGCGACCTATCGACAGGCGCTTCGCGACATCACCACTCATTCAAACTGGCCGAATCTGAACGACTCAGACTGGCCGACAATGGAGACCTAAAGCATGGCCACTCAAGTCCAACTAAGACGGGGAACAACATCACAGATCGCGGCCTTCACTGGTGCAAATGGAGAAGTCGCGGTCGATACCGATGTCAAGACGCTCTATCTACAGGATGGATCTACGGCTGGCGGCTTCGCGATGGCCCGGGCGGATTTTTCGAACATCTCGGGAAGCGCAGAGCTCACCCTGGCGACACTAAACGCGACGACGGTGAACACGACAAGTATTGACCTCACAAATCTAGAGGTCACGAACATCAAAGCGAAAGACGGCACCGCAGCGGGATCGATAGCCGATTCGACCGGTGTGGTCACCATTGCGTCGGCGGTTTTAACGACCGCTGATATTAACGGCGGCACGTTCGACGGCGTAGTGGGTGGGACCACGCCAGCGGCGGGGACGTTTACGACGTTCACGTCAACTGGCATTGACGATAATGCGGCGAGTACAGCATTTACCCTCGACTCAAGTAACAATGCGGGTCTTGGCACAGGCTCGCCATCGTCAGCAACTTGGAATCGCTACTTGCACATATCTGGGCAATACCCAGGTGTGGTTTTAACGTCAACTCATTCAGGATCAGACCATAAATATTCGGTTGGCGTCGACGACACAAATTTCATAATCCGAGACGAGACTGGTAGCGCAACCGCCATGACCATCGATTCGAGTCAGAACGTCGTAATCGGAAGCAGCTCGGCTTTGAGACAACTTACTTTGTACAACACGGGGTCATCGTTAATGGCGATCTCAGCGGGCACGTCGAGCCACGCGGGTGTTTTTTATTACGATGGTTCGACTGAGATGTTTAACCAGTATTACGACAACTCAAGTGATAAATATATTTTATCAAGCTCGGCAAGCGCGAACCAATTTGTAATCGACAGGGCGACTGGAAACGTAGGAATAGGAACTGCATCACCAAATAATAAATTACAAATTTCAGATAGTTCTGTTGGAACAGACCCAACCGCAGACGATAGTAATTTTATAAAGCTAACAAATAAAGATGCTGGCACTGCCTCTGAGGTTTGGGGATTAGGGTTTTCGACTGAGTCCGGTGGCACTGATTACCTCGGTGCTTTTATTCAGGCGTTGGGAAACTACTCTAGTAATTTTAATCATTCTTTAATTTTTGGAACCAGACCATCGACATCAGGTGGTCCTGTCACGGCTATGACCATCGATTCGAGTCAGAACGTAGGAATAGGTACATCTAGTCCCTCTGCTGCGCTTCATGTGTACGCCGCAACAGGGGATGTCGGTATCACAATCGAGACGGGTGAAGATAACGGGGCTAGAGAACCTTTTCTGAATCTAAAATCTTATGCAACCAATGCAAACCCTCAAATCAATTTTGGGGATCATGCTGGATATATGGGCTCAATCTCGTACGAAAACGCAGATGATTCCATGCGTTTTGCAACGAACGGTACAGAATTTCTTCGTATAGCCTCGTCTGGCTTTGTTTCTATGGGAAATACGGTTGCGGATACCGTAAATGCAAGTAGCGGTTATGGAGATTTAGCTGTTGGAGATGGCAGCGGAAATTGCGGAATTACCATCTACACAGGAACAAGTCACGGTGGAGCAATTGCTTTTGCTGATGGTACTTCTGGAACTGATACCTATAGAGGTATGGTTGAATATAGTCATGCGTCTGATTTATTAGGTTTTTATACTTCTGCAACAAGTAGAATGCAAATTAACAGTACAGGCTCAATAGGCGCACCAACCGGAACTAATATTTACAACGCTTCAGATGAACGGCTAAAGAAAAATATAACTTCTTTATCATCGGGATCTCTGGATCTTATTAAAAGTTTAAATCCAATAAAATTTAATTGGATAGACAATTTTGTAGAAAGCGAAAACGACAAAACACTTTATGGTTTTGTCGCACAAGAAGTCGAAGAAATATTTCCTGATGCAGTAGAAGCTTTTGGGGGTCAACAAACGATAACTGTAGAAGATCAAACGATTGAAAATCCTTTATCAGTAAGAGAAAAATTTCTTATTCCGCACTTAGTTAAAGCAATCCAAGAACAACAAACACAAATCGAGGCACTTAAATCCGAAGTCGCCGCACTCAAAGGAGAATAGAAAATGGCAGCAACATGGAGCATTGCAAGTTTAGATCGACAAGTATCGCTCGACGGAAAAGCCGACGTCGTTACCGCCGTTCATTGGCAAGTTACTGATTCCGAGATTGTGGGGTCGGGCGACGATGCGGTTACGCATTCGGGTCGAGCTTACGGCGTGAACGGATTAGATACATCTGACCTTTCATCTTTTACGGCTTACGCTGACGTTACGGAAGCGAACGCAATCGATTGGGCGAAAGCGGCGATGGGCGAGGATCTTGTCGCGCAACACGAAAAGTCGGTCGCCGATCAAATCACAGAATCAAAAACACCAACAACCGGACGAGGAGTACCGTGGACATGACAATCGAGCTACCTAAAACAATAAACATCGATGAGTCTGAAATCGACGTCGAGGATCTATCACCTGATGGTCAGGCGATGGTCGCCCGAGTGATCGAGCTTCGATCCCAGCTAACCCAACTCAACATTCAGCGCATCGAAGTCGAAACACTTATTGGCTCATGGGCCAAGAGCATCAAAGATTCGATAGAGGTCGTTGAAGATGAACCCATCGAGGTGATCAGCTCTGACCACTGAAGAGATCAAAATCGCGGGTGATGCGGCTGCGGTGAGTACCGGAGCTGCTACCTTCTTTTTTGTCGGAGACATTCTTTCGACACTGGCTGCGCTCGCGTCCCTCGTTTATCTCGTAATTCGTATTTTTGAAACCAAGAGTGTTCAGCGTTGGCTTAAAAAGTGGAGGGCCGACCAATAATCATCGAATCGGTCGCTGCCGCCAGCGCCATCCTGTCAGCCATATCTTCCGCGATTAATAAGATCAACGAAATTGGCGACGGGGGCATGAAAGCCGTCGAGTTAATGCAGGGGTTTTCGGATGCTTTGGATTCTTTTGAACGCGAAAAAAAGGATTCAATGCTCACAACTTTATCTTCGCAAGAGCTTCTAAAATTGGAATCGATAAAACATAGACGAGATCAGTTCGAAAAATCTCTGCACGATATGTTAGTGATTCACGATCCAGCCCTTTTGATGCGCTGGGACGAGGCAAAAGCTCGGCAAAAAGCAGCACACAAAAGACAAATGGCAGCGATCAAGGCTAGAGCAGCCGCCCGCAAAAAAATGATCACACAGATTTGGACTGTTTTAGGTGTCACGGCGATCGGAGTCATTGTCTGCGTGTTAATCGTGATGGGTGTGGTTCTGGTGTTCCGATGACAGAGATCAGAAATACTGAGCAGCTCGTATCCTGGCGAACCGTTGCCATCAACAAAATGGAACGCCTCAGAGAATTGGCAGAGGGTGACGATGGAACTCCTAGAGAGCGAATAGATACTCGGGCTCGTTTCTACACAATCAACCCGGCAGGGAAAATCGAAGTGAAAGATTTGAGCTATCAACAAAATTTGAACCTGTTCGCGTGAAGCTGGTTTTTATCCTAATGGTGAGCATTGGGCCAACTCCCGATAACCAACAGGGGAGGATGGTGGATACGTCCGGGCAATACTTTGCCGATGTCAAACGGTGTAACGATGTGGCTCGATTGACGGAGACTGGGCAAGGCTACTCGAGAAAACGAAATGAGCCGCAATACAAAATATCGGCGTGGTGTGAGCCTCGCAAAGTTCCTGAAGAAATGGAGGTGATCTGGTGAAAGATAAGTTTTTGCAATTATGGTTTCGGGTAATGAGCAAGATTAGAGCGATGAAGAAAGAAGAGGTCGTGATCGAATCTAAAACGATCAAACCGGAGTCGCAAAAAGATGAATAAGAAACTCGAAAACGGGAGTGACTACGAGGAATTCGACACCGATGGTGATGGGATCGTCAGTGATTCTGAATTGCAGCATGGTCGCGAGCTGCAACAACTCAAGATCGCGAATGAACGTGCCGATGCTCAGAGAGCGATGTCATGGTTCGCGCTTTGGGGGATGCTCTTATATCCATCTTTGGTTGTTGCGTCCGAGCTGTTCGGCCTGACGCAAGCGGCATCGATTTTAGGCGACATGGCAGCGGTATATTTTGTCTCGGTCGCTGGTATCCTCGCCGCGTTTTTTGGCGCTCAAGCATTCCAGAATCGGACGAACGGGAAATGATGGGGTATCTCACCGGAGGTCTTGGGCTTGTCCTGGTCATCGTTCTAGGCGCGTTCAAGGTTTACCACGACACTACTCAGGAAACGATTCAGAACTATATCGTTCAACTCGAAGTATCTAAAGAAAATCAAAAGCAGCTGGAAGGTTTGATAGCTCAACAAAATGAGAGCATCGATGCCCAACAACGACAGCATGAGGCGGTCGTTCTAGCACTAGAAACGATGAGCGAGGATAACCGATCTGCTCAAGCTGAACTCAACCGTCTGCAGGATAAATTCAGATCACACGATCTCGCTGGGTTGAGTTATGCGAAACCGGGCTTAATTCAAAACATCATTAACCGGGGAACAAAACGTGTTGCAGAAGACTTTCGCGCTATTAGTTCTGATCCTCTCTAGCGGATGCTCCCTGCTAGGATCTAAACCTGACCAGGTCACCCCGGTCGAGGTCAAGATGATAGAGGTGAAGCAGCCGACCTATCACCCGCCGCTACCAGCTCCGGTGGAGTTCAAAAAGATTGAGTGGAAGGTTTGGACACCTGATTTGATGAAGACCTATGTGGCTGATTTAGAGAGCGGCGAAGCTCCCTCCCTCATACAGTACGCGCTAACGGTGCAAGGCTATGAGGCTTTGAGTTACTCGATAGCTGATGTGCGGCGCTATATCGTCCAGCTGCAAAGCGTCGTGAAATACTACCGATCCCTAGATAAAGAAGAAAAAGAAGAGCCAGAAAAGTAATTTATTTTGGGCAAAAAGGTACCCATACGGTACCCACAGAACGGGCGATGCTTTGAAACGCCCGTCCTGCGGGGGTTTATGGCGGAGGGGCAGTCCGTCGAACCCGGTATCCTAGCGTCTCCTAATGTATATAAAACAAGCACTTACATCTTCCAATGTTCGTTAAAGTTACCTATAGTCTCCTACAGTTACTAAAAAACGGTACCCACAGCGGTACCCACAAACGGAGACGAGGATGGCTAAGGAATTAAAAACAGACAAACAGATTAGCAGCTGTAAGCAGCCGGGGGTGTATACGGTTGGGGTCAACAAGTTATACCTAGAGGTCAGGGAGCACTCGAAGCGATGGAGAGCGAGGCTAACGATAGACGGTTCACGGAAATGGGTAACGCTAGGTCTTTATCCTGACCTAACTAAAAAATCGGCTCGACTCAAAACGGAGGAGCTGGTTGCGGATCTAGCGAAAGGCATACATCCCTACGCCGCCAAAATAGAAAATCAAAACAAGGTCGAAGAGGCTCAAAAGAAAATCGACGCCCGGGACAACTTTAGAAGCGTATCGGTCAGGTTTATGGCCGAGATCAAATCTCAGGAATGGAAAACTGAAGGCAAGTCAAAGCACCAATGGACATCAACCTTTAACCAATATGTTTACCCCTACATCGGACACAAGATGATCGATGAGATATCGGTAGACGATGTCGTTGAGCTTATATCGCCGATCTGGATGACCAAGCACGAAACAGCAGACCGAGTTTTAGGACGGATCAAAAATGTAATCGACTTCGCGATAGCCATGCAGATTACAGAGAAGGCTAACCCGGCTGATTATCACTCGGTGCTCAAGTATCGATTACCTAAATACACGAAGAAGGTGAAACACTTCGCCGCCCTCCCCTACGCGCAGCTGGGAGAGTTTTTCAAATCGTTTAATAAAAAGGTCGAGGCAAGCCACGACGCGATTCGCATGATCGCTTTAACCGGGATGAGGCAGCTCGATGTTCGAGCGATGAAATGGGATCAACTTAATTTAGAAGAAGGTTACTGGATGGCTCATATACACAAAGCCAGTAAAGACGATTTCGACGCGCTGCACAAAGTACCGCTATCAACCCAAGCACTCGATATATTAAAACGACGCATCCAGCAGCCTACCGAGAGCATCTACGTTTTCGCAGCAGGGGGTAAAGGCTACATAAGCGAGGCGGCGCTTAGGAAGGTGCTCAAGGGGTTAGGTTTTAAGGATGGGCTAGGAGATTCAATAACGATGCACGGTTTTAGAAGCTGCTTCATGGATTGGGTACGCGAGAACAACGAAGAGGAAGACAAGATCGCCGATCAGCAATTAGCACACGCAGAACAGAATAAGGTGTTTGCAGCCTACGCGCGAGGCGACCTATACGAGCGCAGGGCCAGTTTGATGCAGCGCTACTCAGATTATATCGACGGTAAGGTTGACCAGGACAAGGGAGTTGCTTAGGCAGCTCCCCGGGCGCGGTCGGCCATCCACTTCTTGACCTCAGACTCTTTAAACAGAGTTTTTCTTCCAAACTTAAACGGCTTCGGAAACTCACCCTCTCTAACCCACTTCCAAATCTGATTCCGGTTGAACGTCGTTAGATCAGTGATGTGCTTATACATCAACCACTTCTCATTAGGATGGTTGTCATTTATTTCGGTGTTGTTATCCAATTTTCCTTCCTCCCAAAAAGAGCATACAAAGCGAACGCGATGCTGCCCACGGTTGCAGCGACTCCCAGCGGAATCGCGATGATTAAAAATGTTGTGAAAATAAATACTCGAAAGCCGATCTCTGAAATCAAAACGGGATTTCCTCGAGTTCGCTATCGTCGACCTTCGGCTTAAGTGACTTCTCGGTCGGTTGCCATGTGTCTTGAACGACATAGAGGCCGCTGCCGTCCTTCTTCCTCAATACCTCCATATTGATCCAGCCTTTATCGTTCGCTGGGTGCGCTGCCAGCCACTCTTTCAGCGAGTCGACATTGACGCCCATCTTCATCACGACGAAGTCTGGTGCCTTCGGTGATGGATCTGACGGGACTATTCCCCTAACTAGCTCTTTCTCATCTTTCATGGTTCTTCCTATATTGAATTAATTGATTCACGACGATCTCAATCTCTTTATTGAAATCGATGACCGCCGTTTCCAGTTCGTTAATCTTGTTCTGGTCACGCTCGATTCGTTCGACATAGAGCCGATAAGGGTTATCGAACGCAGGGTGATAGCTCACGAAGTCACACCACTTGCGCTCAGTACAGGCGAGCTGCCACTGCATCTGCAATTGATATTCACGTTTGATCTTCTCGTTACCGAGCAGCGTAGCGAGATGGTTATGCGCTCGAGGGCATTTGATCTCGACCAACCCTTCCTCGCCACTGTATCGATCCGGGCTTGCTCCCGACCCTCCGATAGTTGGGTGATATACAAAGTCAGCGGGATAGATCTCTTTGTTTTCAATGAGCATATAAGCGAAGGCTGCTTTGTCTTCCATCTCTATCCCTCGAATCATGTCGGGAGATTGGTAATCCTCCGAAAGTCGTTGATGGGTGAATCGTTCTGTCGCAAGCGTATAAAGATAATTTTTGTATGCTGCCGTCGTGGGTTTAGCAATCACGTTACTGATCGCCGACGCGGTGATCTTCCCCAGCCGTAACGCCATCCACTTTTCTCGCTCGATATCGTTCATGTGTCTGCCAGCGCGTCTCTTGCCAGCCGGACTTCATCAAGCGTGAGATCATCGACGGTTTTTGGCTTTTTGGCGTTTGGGTCGTTTTCGAGTCGCTTCTCGTAGAAATGCTGGAAGGTGACATCTTGAATATGTTGTTCGATGAGCGTGATATCTTCGCCGGTAATCGTTTCCTCGGCTCCGCTCATCTGCTCCTCGGCTGCTTGTGCATCATCGTCGGTTTGGTGGCCGATCCCTGCAGCGAGTCCTAGAGAGTAGCGTCGGCAATACGTCATGGCTGAGCCGAAGGCTTGGGGGCCAGTTCCTTTAATGGGAACCGGAACCAGACCACTCGACCTGGTCTCGTTCTTAAACTCTAGGCGTGTCTCGATACAAACGCTGTTGTCGCGTTCGTGACTGAGCTGCCGTACATATATCCCCTCTTCGTTAAACGTGGGAACAACGGCATCATGGAGCGCCTCATAACTTGCATACGTTGCATAGGGGCCAGCCTTGTTATCTATCGCGTGTTTTATTTTTGTTTGCGCGTTAAGCAGCGCGGTCGAAAATTCCTCAGAAATGTTGTCAGTCAAAGTAAACGTCCTCAAAGTGAATAAAATTGGTACACCCTTCCCCCAGACAAATGAACCCTTTTGGCAATGGCGGGTTATAGATGTCCCCGGTGTCTCGTTCTTGGTATTCGTGAGGCTTTTCGACACGGCAAGATTTGCAGTAAAGAGAGAGCGGCTCGGCACTCGAGGGGTCTTCCCCCAACGCGCGTTGATTGGCTCGAGCCCACGAACCGCGAACCCTCAATTGGTGATCGATGTAACTGCTAGAATCTCTGCTCAAAAAAAACCCCCAGAAGCTGAGGGTTTAAATTACTACGCCTGTGTTACTGAATGCAACTATTTATAACCTGATGTTATTATTTATTGCTCTCACGATCTATATGTTCGCTCATGCGAAAGACGTTCTGAGGCGCTTTCGGCAATTTGGCTATCAGGTTGACTGGTATCAGATCCTCTATAGCCACATCTATAAATCGACCCATCGATCGGGTGATCGCTTCACAAGCCGGAACCAAATTATGAGGCACAAGGCAACAGAGAATTAAATTACCATAACGAAAACAGCCGTTGACCGTGTTTGTGAATCCTTCCCTCACCATGAACCAACTTGAGGCACCTTCAAACATGGTCGGGGCACCCTGAACGATGACTCTGGCCATTTTATTGTAGTTATCTGGTGTGATGATGGTGAACACGGAGTCGTGTTTTTGCACCTTAGCAACCAACAGAATAGTTTTGCTGCTAGCCTGAGCTTCCCAGATGTAATTTTCGGATACAAAGGTAAATCCCTGGTGAGATCCACTCAGGGGTTTGCCGATGCCGGGTGTCGGTGGCCCGTCCCTAGATAGCCGTAGTGCCTTGTTTGTTTTCCCAAATGCCCAGCGCATAAGCGGTTGCTGGTATTTAATCCCCAAGAGTGTTTTAAGCTCGCCGTCCTCCATTCTGTCTTCCCCCATTCGCCGCAATCAGCGCATTTATGTTGTTGAGGATCAGTTCTTTCTGATCTTCGGTCAGCAAATTGATTTTTTCGAGAATCGCACGACTCACTACATCACGCTTATCCGGGTCACTTAACCCAAACGCGATGAATGCCGCATCCACATCAAATGCTTTCGCGATCTGTTCCAAATGGTCAACCTTGGGAGGTGATTCATCCCGCTCCCACTTCGCGACCGCCTGTCTCGACACCCCGACTTTTTTTGCAAACTCTTCGAGCGTCAGCTCTCCGCGAATCGCTTGGATTCGAGTCCCGACACTTTCAGAGACCAAGTCTCGTTTTTTCATTAACGTTCTTCTCCAATAACTTTCATTTGCCCCACACCTTTGAGGCATTCCCCGAATTTAGCAGAAAGTTATTTAATGTGTCTACTCGTATCCTTTAGTTACCTGACAAATATCAAGCGGTTTTTTGTTATCTTTTTTTTGACTTAGTTATCTTTTGTTCCCTATATTCGGGAAATCGTTGGGCGGTTGAGACGATTAATAAGAGCAGACCGAAGGCCGGGGTTAAACCAGCGAGGCCGTGAACATCGCAGGGCGGCAATTCCGGGGAATGACGGAGGGACATATCGCCACTAACTTCCGCTAGGGGGTTGGGGGCGGCTGCAAACCGAAAAATTCAGGGGAACATTAAGGGAGGAATCGAAGACGAGTCCCTTCGTAGGCCGGGCCTCAATAACGCCTTCATCGGAGGTTGGCGCACTCCGGGCTGATAAGCGCTTTTTTTTAATGAGAACAGGGGGAACGATGGAAACACAAGTAAAACAAATTAAGCATCACTTAGAAAAAATCGGGCCGATCACTCAGATCGAAGCTCTCAACAAATACGGGGTCGGTCGCCTCGCTTCAAGAATTCACGACTTGAAGACTGAACACGGTCTAAAGATCGAAAAGATCATGGTTAAGAACGAGAGGAAGCTGGGCGGCGCTAGGTTCGCGGAGTATTACATCGATGCTTAGAGACAAGAAATACCCTGAGACATTCTTAAAGTTACGAGACACCTATCCTAAATACCCGGCGGGTCGCACTAAGACCCACGTCGCATACAAGGCGTATGAGACCGTGACCAAACAAGACCGGCTCACTGAATCCGATTGGGAAGACATTATCCAAAACATTCGTGAGCGCGTAGCGCACGAAAAAGAATGGACTCCAGAAAGTCACTACGGCCCACCTGGTCTCCAAGTCTTTATCAATCAGCGCCGCTGGCAAGATGACTATGAGAAGCGAACGGTCAAGACTATGGATCGATATGATCGCGCCGACTTAGAGGTCGAGCTGCGAGATCCCAAGACCAGTGAGCAGCGCCGAGAAGCATTGCAGCGCATCAAGGACTCTGGTTTCAAGGTGGTTGATGTTCCTGTTTGATTTGGTCTTCCCGACGAACAAATTTATTATCCCCGCCTCAAAGAGGGCGCAGTCCGAGAAACTCTCTCAGGATGTCCAAGACTTCCTCGACCGTGGCGGCAAGATTACAAAGCTCGATCCGGTCTATTCCGATTACGTTCCCAAGTTTGTAGTGGCGAAACAGAAATGAACGCGCCTCAAGACATTTACGCGACCTATATGACTGAGCTTGACTCGGTGATTAATCAATACGAAGAGAAAGCCAAGGGGCTCGCCGTTGCAAGGACTAAGCACAAACACCTGACCGCACTGAAGAAAAAGGAACACGTCGAAAACCAATCAATGAGCAACGCGCGGGCCGAGATGGAGGTTCATGCCAGTGAAGAATGGGAGAAGCGTGACCAAAAGGTTGGTGTTCTCGAGATCGAGGCGGCTGCGCTCAAGATGCGTTTCGAGATAGGCCGCGAGTGGATT